TCGATCACGGTTTCTGCGGTCAGCCCATGACGAACGGCATTTTGCCGGGACCTTCTCTTGCCTTCCTCGGTGACAGGTCCGGTGCTGAGCCGCGCGTTGCGGCGGTTAGTCTCGATTTGACGGAAGGAGGTCATTTCGCCTCCGGGCGAAGGATTGGGTTCGTTTCGCTATTTTGAAGCCGGACGACCGCGCCGGAATCGCTTCCGTTGACGTTGGCCGGCCGATCGATGTCGTCTGAGAGACCGGTCGTTGGTGTTGCCGTATGCGTCTTCGCCCACAGGCTCGCGGCAACGACCAGGGGATCGATTCCCTGTTTCTGCCACCAGACGCGCTCGTTGCCCCGCCGATGGAGTTCTCGATGATGCAGCCGACAAATCGGAATGGTGAACCGATCACTGACTTTCCGCCCCATCGCCCGCTGCTCCGCAAATTTGATGTGGTGGGGATCCGAGGGCGTGCGGCCGCAGACAAGACAGGGCTGTGCGGCCACAAACCTCAGATGGTCGCGATCGCGCTCGCGTATCGGTTTGCCGATGACGGTGACTTCCTGAGAGCCGTTTGCCTTCTGCTTCTCAGGCCGCGACACCAGCGCTGAGTCACCGAGCTTGGCGAGCCTCGCAGCGAACGCAGCTTCGATGTCTTGCGCATCTCTGGCCGCGAGCTGGTTTTTAAGAGCGAGCGCGCGGTGCGCCCAGGAGGCCAGGGCCTCCGGGTCCTCAAGTTGTTCAATTTCAGAGATCAACTGGTGGCGAAGCTTTTCCGAGGCGTCCGGTGGCAGCATTGCGGCTCTGACCCGTTCGGCACGGGCTCGCCTTTCCGAGCTCGGCAACGGCCGGCCGGACGCCTGTGCATGGCCGGGCGGGTTTGACTCGCCTCGCTCTTGCTCGGGCCTCGGCCGGCTGTTTGGGGCCTCGGAAGATAATCCCGCATCAGGCAGGTCCGGCGCATCCAGATCATCCTCGCCGGCAATCCCGACCAGGGTGAACAGCGCATAACGCCGGGCGTAGGTCAGCGCCGCCCCCATCCGGTGCGGGCTTGCCATGTCGGCAACCGGGCAGACCGGCCAGTCGGAAGCGAGCCACTCGCCGGAGGCGTGTGCCAGCGTCGTGGTCAGCCGCACCATGCCCTCTGATTGGTCGATCGTGGTCGACTGGATGACCGCGATCTCCTGCCGGCCGAGACACTTGCGCACGAGATCAAGCCCGCTGGCCAGCGACGCATAGCGGAAGCTTTGCGCCACACCGCCCGGCACGGTTGAGGGGATCGAGGCCGTGAGCGACTTTTCCGGGTTTTCAAGCTCAATCTGCGCTTTGGCCAGCGCTGCGGCCAGCGCCGCAATGGTGTCACCTGAGCGCTGCATGGTCCGCCTCCGTCTCCAGCACCTCAAAGCTGACCGCGCCGGACCGCGAGCGCCTGGCGCGCAAGCCGTGGCCGGTGGCCTCCCTGGCATCCTCGGGGACCAGTTTCTTCAATTCGCCTTTGACGGCGTCGTGCTCGAGATAGGCCGCGCGGGTGCGGCGAAAAATCCCGGCCAGTTCGGCCCAGGCATTGCAGGTGCTCATGTCGACCACCCGAACCGCGGCAAGCCGCGGCCGCGGCGGTTCGATGCCGAACAGGCGAGGGGGCTCGCCGGTCTCGACACGGCGCCAGAACTTCTTTTCCGCGGTCAGCAGCAGGTGCTGATACAGCGGATCGGCTGGAATGGTGATCTCGACCCATTTGCCGCCGCCGGTGATGACCGACAGCGCCGCGGAGCGGGCGTTCACGACCCACATGTTGTGTTGAAGCTGGGCCATGTGCTTTTCGGCCGCGCCGTCTTCGCTAAAGGCCCAGGGCAGCATAAATTTGGCTTCGAAGATTGCGCCGGTCTGCTCGACAATCCCATCCAGCGTTGCCGCCATCCATTTGTTGATGGGATGCCGGGTCCGCTTCTGGACGTCCGTGATGGTCTGACCCGTACAGCGCTGGTACCAGGTGCGGTTGAGTTCTTCCGTAACCGTCCCAAGCTGAACGATCAGGTTCTGCGAAAAATCTAGCGGCTCGAGCTCGCCCCGCTTTTCGCGCCACAGCCGAATGAGGTCGTCCTCGTCGTCCCCCATGATGATGCGAGCGTCGGAGCCGCCGATGAAATGCCGCCGGTCATTCGAATTGAACTTGATGTTCTGAACGTTGGGCTCAGCCAGGCCGTCGTTGGTTTGTACGTTGTGCACCGGTATCTCCATTTCACTTAAGATCAGCGCGGCGCTTCCCGCCGCACTGCCAAAAGCCCCGCTCTCGCGAGGTGAGATACCAGCGCTGTTTTAGCGCCTGGCCGAATCAGTAACGCTCCATTTGGGAGGGAATTCCAGTCCTTTCTGCAGCAAGATTCTTGCTCTTTTGGCGCAGAATTACAAAACGAAGCCAATCGGCACAAAGCGGGAAACTTCGCTGCCCTTGCCTTGCGGGCATTTCGCGCGACTCTCTGACGGGCACCGTCCGGGTAGCGACGTCAGTACCGGTACGACCAGTCGAAGAGTGGGGGAAGACCCACATCGGCACGCGTGATGACGATCGGCGCGACGATGGCAATTTGATTGTACCCATCACTCTGCAGCCATCGCAGGAACTGGGAAACGCTATCGACTTGATCATCGTGACGACCATTCGGAAATGACAGAAGCTCGGTGAGGATTTCTCCGAGCCATGGTGCGCTGTTCGGCAGGTGGACGTGACCCGCCTCGATCTTCGCGGCCTGCGCCGCCATCCGATCGATCTTGCTACCTTCCGGCTTGATGCCGATCGGACGCGTCATGCCTTGGGGCATGGTTGCTCTGAGATCCTGCAGAAGGTTCATGCCGGGTCCCGCGTCTTCGATCAGGATCGTGGTCGCACCATACTCCCTGGCGAGAGCGATGACCTTGCGGCGCAGATCCGGATATTCAAGGCGATCTCGATAGACATGTATCAGATACGCATCATCGTTGTGGGCAAGCCACGTCGTACAGACCGAATAGTCATTGTGGCCGCCCGTCATCATGGCGACGTCCCAGCTCTGCACGATCTTTGTTTCAAAGGAATTCGCGGGCAGGTTGTCATAGGCTTTAAACCACGACCGACGGATCAAGTTGCCTTCAACCGGCACCGGCCGCTGTTGATATTGGGCGGAAAACAGCAGGCTACCCACTTCGGCCTTGATTGCCTCGAGGGCCTCCCGGCTCTCGCGCTCGGGATGGAGGATGTCACCGATCCGTCGCGAGCGAGATCTGTTGTGCCCAAGCTCGATGATCTGGTGTTCCAGCGCGATCGCTGGCATATCCAGATGATCCCACCCGCCCTGCCGTATGAGATGGCCGGCGAGGTCGTCCTCGTGCAGGCGCTGCATGACCGCAATGATGGAGCCTGTTTGTTTGTCATTGAGGCGCGAGACGAGCGCGCCGCCATACCAATCGATCACGCGCTTCCTTGCGGGTTCCGAATATACCTCGTTGGCGTTAAGGGGATCGTCGACGATGATCAGATCGGCGCCGCGCCCAGTCAACGTTCCTCCAACTGAGGTCGCGTATCGGCTCCCCCCTTGAGTCGTGATGAGTTCGAGACCGGTCTCCTTCGCCCACCGCGTGTTGGGAAAAAGCGCCGCATACCACTCAGAGCCCACCACCATCCGAAACTGTCGATGGAGTTCAGCCGCGAAGTCACCCGAATAGCTTGCCACGATCACACGGCGTTTCGGATCGTGGCCAAGCAACCATGCAACATAGCCGACGGAGACACAGATCGATTTGAGCGAGCGCGGCGGCTGGTTGATCAACAGACGCCGGCTCTCGCCCGCGTGAACCCGCATCAATTGATGGACGATCGCATCCACATGCCAGTTATGAAGATAGGGTTCGCCTGGCGAAACCGTCGCGAACACCTTGCGGATGAAGAACCGCAGATCGGTTCGCAAGATGGCCTTGAGTGCCCTATTCATCCTGGTTCAAGCCGTCGTCGTTAGCTGCGGTCGGCTTCACATCGGAAACAGCAGCCTGTGGTTGTGAGCGAATGTCTTCAGCGAAAGCGTCAAGGATCGCCCGATCCTCGGCAGCTAAAGCTTCGCCACCAGCAGATGCAACCGCGCTGCTGTTGTTGAAAATTTTTGCCAATTCCAGAAATTGGGCGAGGGCGCGGGGATCGCCCATGAGCGCCTTCTCCCTGAGCCGCAACAGGGCGGCTTCCTGACTCGATACCCGCCTGGCCCTACCCTGATCATTGAGCCTGACAGGAACCTCCAGCGTCCGCTTGACGTCCGTGGCTAGATTGCGAACGCCTTTCTGCCTGCCGCGGGGGTTGCCCGATTGGCCCGGCTGAAAACGGCTGTGCCGCGGTGGCTTCTTATATCCGACCGCGAAGCCGTCCTCGTTTGTCTCGTCTGTCATGATATGGGTCCTTTTTTGCTCGTGAGGGCGTACACTTTCGTGGTGTGAGCCGTTGTCGGGTCAAAATGAGGGGCTGTCCGCCTTGAGGGCGGTCCGGCCCGTCAAGTTTTGCCAACGTCTAATGGTCACATCGACGTAGCGAGGATCGAGCTCGATCAAGCGAGCGCAACGCCCGGTCTTCTCGGCGGCAATCAAGGTCGTGCCGGCTCCGCCAAACGGATCGAGGATGATATTGTTGCGGTTTGAACAGTCGCGGATAGCATCTGCCACAAGCGCGACCGGCTTCACCGTCGGATGCAGAACAAGCTTACTCTTAGTGCCATTGAAGCCATTGTGGCCGGCATAGTCCCAGACATTGCTCCGGCTTCGCCCGAAGCGCCCAAGGTCAATATTGTTGACGTGCGGCTTCGTGCCGTTCTTGAACACAAATATGAACTCGTGTTTCGAGCGGTAAAGCGAGCCCAGCCCTGCGTTCGACTTGTTCCAAACGCAAATATTTTTCAGCTCAGAATAGATGGTCTTTGTTGCGCCCAGCAGCTCTTCGAGGTGACGCCAATCCATGCAAATAAAATGGATGGCGCCGTCGATCGAATGCTGCCCGACGAGACTAAATGAGTCCTGGAGAAACTTGGCAAACTCTGCCGGCGACATCTCGCCCGTGGCCATCGCGAAGTCATCGTGTTTGGTCGCCCCATGGCCGCTGACATTGCCTTCGATCGCCACGTTATAGGGCGGGTCGGCAAATACCATGTCGGCGCGCTCGCCGCCGAGAAGCCGTACATAGCTCTCCGCGATCAGGGCATCTGCACAAAGGACGCGATGTTCCCCGAGCAGCCAAAGATCTCCCCGCTGCGTCATCGGCGTCGAGGCCTCAAGCGGCGGCAAATCGTCTTCTTCGTCATTGCCGGTGCCGCCGATGGCGTCAAGCTCACCCATCTCAAAGCCGCTGAGGCAAAGGTCGATACCGCTGCTGATCTCCAGAATGTCAGAAAACTCCAGCTTCAGCGCGTCAACATCCCAGCCGGAGTCCTCGCCCAGCCGATTGAGCGCGAGGCGAAGCATGCGCAATTTGGCCTCGTCGAGATCCGTGATGGTCACGGCAGGCACCTGAGCCAGGCCGAGCCTTTTGGCGGCGGCGACCAATGCCCAGCCGGCAATCACGCGGCACTCCACGTCGACGACAATGGGAAGTACGAAGCCGAACTCTTGGATACTTGCTTGCAGCTTTTGGATCTGCGAGGGCGGGTGTTTGCGGGTCTCTCGACCGAGCGGCTTCAGAGACTCAACGGCGACGAGATTCGGATTGAGATCGCGGGATACGGCAAAGCCGTTCCCGCGCGGCATTGACTGCCGGTTCATCGGATTTCTCCTGTTTTCAGTTGCCCAATAGACAAAGCCTCGCGACGGACGGTCACGAATGCGTCCCGCCTCGGCACAGACACTCTGTGGGCGATCTAGCCGCTAGTTCACGCGTTTGTCCGCAAAAGTTTGGATAGGGTTTTCAGCGGACCTTGCGCGGCCGTCCCGGGCGGCCACGCCGCAGCAGCTGATTGTCAGGCAGCCGTATGTCGGGGATCATGCCGGTCGGTGGCCAACCAGGCTTCCGTGGCGTCGGTGTCCAATTTTCTGGCATACCCCATACCCCAGCCGGCAATGGTGATTTGGTTTTCGGAGCATCAGCTCTCCATGACTGGCCCCATCTGCGGAGAATCTCGGCTTCAGCAAGAAAGCTCTCAACATCGTCGCCAAAGCTGTAATTCACGTCGACTCGTTCTTGCCACTTTCTGCCGCGGATGCTGTAGGCGCCCCAGAGATGTGCAACCGACAGAAAACGTCGCTTAGCCTTCCATGATGGATGTCCGGGAACCGTAGGCTTTTGCCTTGGCAGCGTATGCCTCGACAATGCGTGCCGCATACTCCCAGCTAGCCAGCTCTGGATTATGATTTGCCAACGCGAAAAGGACTTTGAACAACTCTCCCATCGCAGTGCCGCCCCGCCATCGCTGGTCTAGATCGTCGAGGCGCGCCCCGCCATCTTTCACGATGCGCAACAAGTCGTCATAGGGGAGTACCCCGCCAGCCGCTTCAAATCGCCGGATCGGTTCGGCGAGATGGTGGGCGGCAAAGGCGCGTCGCTGTGCTTCCTCGTCTTCGTTGGGGTAGAGCATCGTGCCAAGGACAGCCGCAAAAGGCTCTGGGTAATCGACCGGCAGAATTGGCATTATTTGAACACCCAATGGTAACGACCTAGCGACATGCCACTCGCAATCCGGATGCGGTCGGATTCGGTTATGAGACTATTCGATCGCTTGGCAGAGGTCGGTTTTCAACTTCCCTGCAAAATTCGTTACCGACCCAAAATTTTCCCTGCTCGATATCAGAGAATTCCCTGCTTTGTTGAATAGGGAATTCCGCTAGAAGCTCATGATTTCTGAGGCAAATATAGGAATATAGTCGACTGATGAAAGCCAGAATCGGCAAAATTCCCTGCAAATTCCCAGCTAGCAGGGAATTGCGCGGTAGAGTGAGCGCCAGCCCCAGCGCCAAGAAAACCAATCAGGAAATGAAAATCATTTCACCGATGCCGTCGAAGGACTGAGCATAGGGCGGAGGTAGGTCGCCCCCCTCGGGGAGGGAAAAACCGCGGCGAAGTATGTTGTAAAAGCGCGCGACCCTACGGCTTCATGGATTGCAATGCAGCCAGAAGGTTCTGTGATGTACGCGAATCACGCCGCCACGAGGGCTGTCAAGATCGGCGATCAGAAAGAACGCGACGGCAGTGACAAACGGCAGCACGAAGAGCGACAATTCGCCCTTACTTTTACTCGCTGTGCCGACCAGCAAGTTGCAGGAGATCGCCATAAGAGGCTTTGCGGTACAGCGAGCCGGACGACGGCGGGGGACCCGCCAAATGATCTAGATCAACGTAACCACATGCCGGTTACGAAATAAGATCAGTTACTTGCCCGCGAACAACCCGCGTCTAATCTATTTGGAGAGGACAATGTCGCAGCCAAAGCCCCTTCTGCTCGGGTCAATGTTTGCATTGCTCGTTGTCCCTGCCGCTCTGGCGCAGGTAACCATCGATGTATCAAAGATCACCTGCGACCAATACCTTTTAGACAAAGTGACCGACTTTAGGAACCATTACCGCTTGGCTGGAT